TGGCGTCATCCACGGCGGCATCGGCAACCGCGACGCCAAGCAGAGCGTTCCCGCTCGCTTCAAGAACCGCCTGCTTCGCGGTGTCATCCCAGTAGATTTTACTACCGACCGGGACCGCGATGGCGCCTTTGACGACAGCGTACACGCCGACGACGGCGACCGCGCCGAGGCATCCGGCTTTGAGATCGACCTTTGTGATGCCAATAAGGTTGCCCTGAACGATCACACTCCCGGCGGGAATGTCGGTCGTAGGAAAAAAATCAATTGATTTCCCTTCGTATAAATATGTTGCGTACATTTGTTTTTTAGGCTGGAGACCGGAGGCCGGAGGCTGGAGGAACCTTCGGAAACCGGTCTGATATATGATACAATTAAACGATTTGCGATTATGCTTGAAACTAAGGCTCCTCCGGCCTCATGTCTCATGCCTCATGCCTAGCTCGGATTGCATTTCAAAGCACCACGCCAATCTTGTTCTTTGACGCCAAAATCGAGATAGCCTCGGAACAAGTAGCCCAAGATGTTGAAGTCGGCGTCAGCCCGTTCGACCGTTGGCCGGTCCTGTCCGCTGAGAAACGCGACCTCCAATGCCGGGAGCCGGAGCGGATCAGCCATGAGATACCATGCGGATGCGCTCCCCTTGAGCAGCTTGCTCGACAAGTACGGCGTTGATACCACATCGTATTTACCGGCGTGCGGGTTGTTGACCGGTTTCGGCTTGTCGACGTCCGTCGATTCGTTCACCGTAAGGCTCTTCATGAGCATTTCTGCCGCCACTTTCAACGCGGTTGGCACCAGCAGGATTCGCGGCGGGATGCCAAGCGGGCGCCCTTCGCTCCGTTCCTGTTCAGAAAATTTGATCTCCGCCGCCGTGAGACCGGCGATTTCCAATTTCGCACCGGCACCGAGCAAAAGATTTTTGTGGGCGTCACAGAAGAATTCCTTGTTGTCGCCCTGCTTCGCATTCTCATTGATCCGGCCCCAGACGGCGTCAGAAATCGCTTCCGCCGCACCAATTCCAATGCAACGCGGAATGTCCGTGAACGCGCCAAGATCGTCGTCGATGATCATTTGCCGGGTCAGGCTGAACATGATACCATGTGTTTCAACCTTTTGTGTGAACTGCTGTTCCCCGACCTGACCGTGCTTCAACTCGCCATCCTGCCCGACCTTCTCGAATTTGAACGAGCCGTTCATTCTGTAGCGCGTATGCGTCTGGAAGTTTCCCACACTCGCGATTTTGACAATCTTACGCCAGGTGTCATCCATTTGCAGAAAGCCTTCCAGCAGCACCTTGTTGGCGACATTCGACAGGATGCCCGGCAGCGAAACGCTTGAAAACGCCGCTTCAAGCCAGCCTCTGGGATCACGGCGGTATTTCGGAAGATGAATTCCGTTACATGCCAACTCGCAGAATTCCTGAATGCCGATACCACGGTATTTATCGGCATGCTCCAAAGTTTTCGGCTCATACTGCGCTTCCAGATGCTGCATCGAACAGCCGCTTGACGCCAAAGCAATCGCTTCCAGAATGGTCGGCTTGACACCGTCTTCCCGCTGCTGTTGCGGAATACGGTCGCCGCTCGGTATCTGCCTGTTCTGGAACTCCGATTGGAACCGTTGCACGGGCCAACCATCTGAAATCGCTTGAGCTTCCAAGTCAGGATGCTTGCCGCCACCGATCTGTTGGATCGCGACGATACGCCTGTTGTCCGCAACGATTTTCTCAAAATACTTTTCGGTTTCCGCGAGAGTTTGCTGGAATTCAACTGTTTTCACGTTTGGTGTCACTTCCATTGTTTCGATTTTCTTGGGTTCGTCTTTGGCCGGTTCGTCCGCTTCCTTCGCCTGAATGTGAGCGTTCGTCTGGTTGTCCGCCGCGTTGTCAACGAAGCTGACCTCCTTGAGCGTCATTTTTCGTACAACTTCGAGCGGGCCTTCAAATTGGCGTCCGTTCACCGTGACTTTCTGACCTGCGGCAATGTAATCGCTCTTGAATACGGGGCCGCCCATGCTTACCTGCCACGGGAATCCGTTTTGACCAGAGTTCAATACATCCCTTGCCCAAACGGTGTCACGGCTGATGACGCCTTCCGCTGTCAGCATACCTGTATTGGCGTCAATCCGGACAGTATGCCCGACACCCTGGTTCGGTTTGTGGTCCAGCCTGACCGGAATCTTTTGGCTTGGCACATCGATTCCGCTCAGTTCAACAACGACCGGAAGATCAAAGCCGTTCACTCGCATGAGCGAACCCGTGTACGCTGTAAGCGAAAAGGTCGGGAGCGGCTTCCCGGTGTCATTTTCGCCGCTCGCCGATAGCTCTTTCGGGTCATTGTGCTGGATCGTGATACCGCTTGGATCGAACCATAAGCTCATTATCGTTTTCTTCATCTGTTTCTTCTTGGTTAGAGTTGGTCGGCTCTGGCNATGGTGCCAGACCGAGTTGTTTCATTAGCTCGCGTTCTCTTGCCGCTTGACGGAGTTCCATCTCCCAGTCCTTGCCCTGTCTCGCATATTCCGCCGCAAGGTTCGTTGTTAAACTACGGAGCCGCTTCGCCTGTGCGTTCGCCTCTTTAAGCGGATCAACATGTTCCATCCCATCCCAATACCACGATCTGCCATCGAGGCGACCGGAGCTGCCGCTCCAACACTGAAAACCCGCTTCCGTTGGGCGCTGGGGCGGAATCATGGTGTCAAGCGAAATATGGCGGGAATTCTTTGAATGGCGTAGTGCCATCCAAGAGTTGAAAATTTTGTCCAGTACCACTTTGGCACAGTGCGATTGTTCAATTCGTAGGCTGCGGAAATACGTTTGATGATCCAAGCGACCGGAAGCGTAATTATGCTGCGACGAATCGCCGGTCAAAACGTTCACTGGCACCAATAGACAACGTCCGATTTCGCCTAGAATTTCTCGCTTGAACTCGGAATACGTTGTGTTCGGATGCTCCGCCTTGATTTGCCCTAATTTCCAGCCGTCCGCGAGAACCGTTGCCATGCGTTTTTCCAGTGGTACTACATCCATTGGTTCCAATGATTGTGCTTCCCCGTTCGCTGGCGAATCGGTGTATAACACCGCTGCAAAATCTGCCGCCGTCTCCGCTGCCGCCAGCACCGCCAACGTGTAACGCCGCAATTGGGCGAAAAGCGGCAAAGCTGGCGTTGTCTCTGGGATGCCGCGATGTTGGCCGGGCCGGTCCATGCGGTACCAGTGGATCATCGCCTCAACTGGTACCTTCTCAAATTCGCCCGGTCTGAAGCTGCCGTCGCCCGGATGATATTTGAGCAGGTAATACTGTAACGGATTACCGTATGTGTCAAACTCGATACCATCCGTCAGATTCTCGAATGATGCCTGCATCTCTGGTGTCGCAATTCGGTCTGCCTCGACAAGTCGAATGTCCAATTTCACCGGATGCTGCAAGTGCGGGTTCTTGACCAGTATCGCGAACGCTTCACCGTCCGTTGCTTTCGCCATTCGCATCGCCCGAAGTTTCTGCGGTAAATCGATGGTCTCACACCAGTCCGCGAATTCTTGCTCCGTTCGATTATTGTATTCATCATGTTCCGTGAGCAGTTGCAGCCTCGGCCCCGTTCCAACGCAGTCACCGGCGATGGTTAGCACCATTCCCTTCGCGTAGGAATTATTCGCCACCTCGTATCGGGACCGGTTACGAAGCGTCCGCCGAACCTCTGGCGTCATGGCGGCGTCAGCGGAATAAGCGTCCGCCATTGCCCAATGCCGCATATTGTCGACCGTTGTCTGGGCGGCGTCATATTTCGCACGAATCTGCTTCGGCCTCGACACCTTCTTTTTTCCAAATAACCACATCGTTATGTCGTCCCATCAGGTGATATGCGTTGCATTAATAAACCGCGAAGCCCTCGCTGTGCCGCTTTTTGGGCGGCAAGAAATCTCGCAGCATCAATCTGGTCCCGCAGCGAATGTTGCTCCACACTACCGGCGTCACCGGCAACCTTCCTCGGCCCTGCCATATTCTCGGCAATCTGATCCGCG